CTGTCAGAACGTAGGTGTTACTGCCTACCGCCAAGCGGGTCACCGTGTCGTCGGCGGTAGCAGCAATCAAATCTCCCTTGACATTCACGAGGGTGTCGGGGATGGCCGTGCTGGGAAGCGACGAGTAGCCCAGACCGGTCCACGCCGTTGAACCATCACCGATCTTGTATTTGTCCGTGTCGGTTTCAATCCCCATCTCGCCACTGGCCATGGTGGGATTGTTGGTAGTCCAGTTGGCTGCTGTGTCCCGGCGAAACTGAATAACTGCTGGCATATGAGTACCTAACCTGTAGAGGTGCCGCCCACAGCGGACACCAAATGTCGAACCCAACTGGCTGAATCGCCACCGTCAGCCGCCTCATCAGAAACTCCCCCTGAAGTGGCATAGGTAATCCATGCTGACCCGGAGTAGATGTCTAGGGTGGCGTCGGTGGTATTGAATACGGTGGCTCCGGCTGAACTAGCATCAACAGACAGAGCGTCACGCTGTGTCTTGGTCATTACTGCAACGACCTGATCTTGGACGTACTGCTGCATGAGCACCTGAGTGACTACTTCGCCCACCGCCCAAGTTCTCTGTCCTGCTGGTGCTAGTGCCATCTCAGAATCCTATTGTTCCTGTGTCTAGTTCGCCGGTGTTGATGGCCAAGAAGTCGCTGACCAACTCGTTGTACGGACTGAGGCCGAGCGTCGTAGTCCAACCGCCGCCCGGTTCAATCCGATGTGAGACATTATCCACGACCATATCACGAGAGATTTGTGCTGACGAAACCCCATTCACCTTAGGAGTACGCTGCACCTCAATGCCTGTAGCCACTTCCATTTCCAACATGGTCTGCTGGTAGGCAGCCGACAAAATGTTGGGCTTTACGACAAGTCGGTCGAACCTCACATCCTGATCCTTGAACTGCTGCTTGAGGTAGTCAGCGATATTCTGGATCTCGGCTGCTCCTGATGAATCTTCCATATTCAGCATCCCGGTACGACTGAATTCCCGGTGGCCGTACTGGGTCTGGCTGGCTGAATCTGAGGATGCCGTTGGAACACCGCCCAGCGAGCCGTCAACATCAAGGCGTTGCAGGGTAATCATGTTGAACACCAACTCAAGGTCCATAATCAGATTCACACTGGCGTAGGGGATGTCCGACCCGTCATCCGAGAAGATGATGGTGGGGCCACCTATTGGGGTGAGCCGACCTTTGTAAATCAGTTTCCCGGTGCGGGATACGAACGTCCCCTGCGACATCTCACTGTTGGCCACGATCTGGATTTCCTGCCAAGCGTTACCGACAGTCTCCTTTGCCTGCATGGTGCCGTTGCCCGTGGCGATGTCCCGGTAGGTGGCTCCTGAAGGCCAGATTGGGGCAGAGGCACCACCCCCACCATCAGCACTGGCGAGATAGCAGTCCAAGATCGCAGTCACCCGTGCGCCAGAAAGCGTGGAGGAGAAGGTGGGTGGCTTGTTGCCACTCCCGTCAGTTAGGACTTTCAGGCTGGTCATGGACAACTGCTCTAGGCCGTCCACACAACTGATAGTGACGGTGGAGGCATTTGGGCCGTCATAACTGGTGTTGATGGCTGCCATTGTGCCCTCATAGATTTGGTAGTCAGTGCTACTGACCGTTCCAAAGATGCAGACGGCACCCTTGAGCAAGATGTTGCCGTAGTAGGGGCCAGCAGCGTATTCGGGGTCAAAGCGCCGGTCCTCATTCCGCAACACGATGGTGGCAATCCCAGCAGTGGCATGGGTGATCGACCGGCTACGACCCCGACGCACATTGACGCTCACAACGTAACTGGTCACATCCACGCTGCTGCCGAAGTACATGGTGATCTTCGGGGTGATGTTTGCCACTACGAACTCGCCGTATACATGCTGGCCGTGGTCGTGACCGGTACTGGTCCGTTACCTCTCTCATAGGCCCGTAGGGCTTCTACAACCGCCTCTGAGACTGCTGTGGGGTCACTGATGCCTGCACCTACGTTGATGTTGTAGGTCGCCCCCATACCGCCC